TATAAGTGATTGATTCTCAACAAAACTATTTTTGCAAAAAGCGAAATTAACTGTGTACAAACACTTCTGAATAGTGTAGGATGGTTACATCAAATGAGGAGAAACACTATGAAATTCGCAATCTACCAAATCCAAATCACTGCAGCTCAGCGTAAAACAATCAACGAGTCAAAAAATGACTTTGACTCAGTACCGGCCTTTGCAGCTAAGATAAAAATGAAAATGGCTGACGCTGACAAAATTGGTGGTCTTGCTTCTGATGCGTTTGATGCTGGTTACTACACTCATGTTGCTAACATCACAGCTGACGATTTCGACGATTGCTTCGAAGTTGGTAACGTTGGTCCAGATGATCAAATCGAGCGTATTACAGTTCGTATGTCTTCACTCTCAGTTGGTGATGTTATTGTAGCTGAAGATGGAACAGTAGCAGTTATTGATCCAGTTGGTTTCGTTGCTTTTGACAATTCTGCAATCGCAGCTTAAGGAGGTAGCGTAATGGGTACGTTTATTGGATGTGCAGTGTTCTTCGTAGCACTAGTTCTGGTAACTGCAATCGTGGAGATCTTCGAATGAAAAGAGAAATTTTTACTTACAAAGGAATTGACTATGACGTCACATTTAACAAATCTGAAACAGTCCGCCATGGAGGTCCGTTCGATCGTGGATCGGCTGACAGTTATTACTGTCGTGGCCTTCGGCCTCATTATTATGTTAACGGCACTGGTACTTCTGAGCGTGTAGAGCCAAATAAAATGCTTGAAACTGAGATAGCAGAATACTATGCCGGTTTTGAGTATAACGAAACCGTTAACCAAGACTGGAAAGACTGGGGATGATATCGGCTTACGAGGTTAACGGTAAAGCGTTTAAATGTGTGCTTGATGCTATTGAATATAGAGATATTCTTGACGCTCATTATATAAAAGTGGTTTGGAAATATGTTTACTAATGAAATCGAGTGGGATGAAACTGTGACAACTGTCATGGACGATACCGGTGCAGAAGAAGATGTAGTGTTGTTCATTGACGATCACGGAGTCTTTATTCGTCAATACAATGAGCAGCTCGATAAGTATGATTTAGTAACAATGAGTCATAAGATGTTTAACGAACTGATAGAAGCAATGAAGCATAAAGAAGGATTCTTTATAACAAACACGAAAAGGGTGTGACAACCTGTCACATGTACATTAGTATGTTTTTAGTGTAGTATGATTTTATAACATGGAGAATAATATGACTGATCAACAAAAAGCAGACCGTCTTGCACTTATCGCTAAAATCGCACATAAACAAAAAGTCGAAAAAGCAACAAAACTGCGGATGGCTAAAGTAAAGGCCAGCTCAAAAACTCTCACAAAACGTGTACCTAAAAAAGCCCGTTCGTTCATGGACATTCCTAAAGAAGGAGATAATGTTTATGCTTGGACCGATGCATCAAAGTATGCTAAAGAATATTATGGAGAAACCTTGTATGAAACAACCAGATACGACAACGAGTGGGATTAATGGAATTGAAATGGAATTAATGCTGAACCCTATTAAGGCTCAGCTTGATGACATGGATAAGAAGATCAATGCTCTATGCGAAGTAACGTTAGCTTGGAATGAAAGCATTGATAATATTAACAGGCATCTGACCGAAAGTATGGATCTGATTAAAGAGGAAATAGGAATTTCCAGTTGGATCGATGATAGCGATGCAGTCATCGATATTGATGAATTTATTTTAAAAAGTTCTTATGAAAAGGACGAAAGGGATGAGAAGGTAATTCGACTCAAACCTGAATTATTTAATGGAGGCGAAAGCAGTGATGAGTGAAATGACAATGGAGGTTACGGTGGAACGTAGCGAAATGATTAAGCATTTGCAGCTCCGCGAGTGTAGTGTTCTTTTTAAGAAAGTTGATGGTACAGAAAGACGTATGCTTTGTACGCTTAACGATCGACTGATTGAGAATGGTAAAATTGCAGAACGCGAAGTAAAAGCGCGGAATGATAATGTCCTAGCAGTATGGGACGTAGAAAATAAAGGATGGCGATCTTTTCGAGTTGACTCAGTAATTGACTTTACTGCATCTCCTGTATAAATATCTAATATAGGAGATAATATGTACATTCCATTAGAGTACGTTTTTGCTGTTGTAACAGTTGTTACGGCATATGCAACCTACCGTCTCGGCAAACGGGACGGCGATGACTTTAGAGATGATATAGTCAACTCGACTATTGATTATCTTATTAAAGAAAATATGGTAAAATGGAAACGCCACAGCGATGGCGAAATAGAATTAATTCCCCTAGACGAAAAATAACTGTGTACATCCGATTAAAACTGTGTTAGAATAGTATTATCAATAAGGAGTACATTATGAACAAGTCTGTAAAAATTCGTAAAAAACGTAAGCCAATGTCAGAAGAGCAGCGCGCAGCTGCAGGTGAACGCCTTAAGTTAGCACGTGAGAAGCGTATGGCAAAAAATCCTCCAACGTATAAGAATATACATCCTGATGTATTAGCTGTACCAGAGGATCAGCCTATGTCTCTCAAGAGTGTACGTAACTGGATTAAGACACAAAAAGATCTTATGTCCGCAGAGCGTAAAGCTATGAAGCTGGATACTAATAATAAAACCGGTGCATATAGTCGGTTTCATAATTGTCAAGCCTATATTCGAAACCTAGAACGCTATTTGCGTGATGGCGTATATGCTGATGATTTCTATGGTGAGTACGGTAAGTCTCTGATCAAATGGCGTTGCGCTGTACCTGCCTATGATAAAGACGGTGAAATCAAGCGTACGCATGGTGTCTTCTATGAAGATATCGGTACTGTCTGGAGCGACTATGATTGAATCAAAATTCTTAACTAAATCAAAATTCAGTGTTCTTATTGAGAATGCTGTCATCAAACAGAAAATGACATACATGGATGCAGTTCTCGACGTCTGTGATAAAAATGCCATTGATCCTGAGGATGTAAAGAAATTTATATCCACCCCGATTCGAGATAAAATAGAAGCCGAAGCAATGCGGCTTAACTTTCTTCCGAAAGGAAACACTTTACTTTTTGAATAGGAGAATACAAATGTCCACATCTCGTGACGAACGTATGGCAAAATCTGAAGCTGCTCGTATTAAACGCAGAAACCTTAAGCAAACTTTACTATCGAGGACCGATAGCTTTTATACGAAAATGCGAAAACTCCGAAGAAAGAAATCAAAATTAAATGTTAAAACAGGTAAATCTAGCACTGTCCAATAGATGTAATGCAAAGTGCATCTGGTGTCCCACATCACGGGGCACCAAACATAACTTTGATATGGAAACCAAATTAGTTTATAAGATAGTTGATGAAATAAAAGATGATAAAGACGGCATTTTTAAAGAATTAAAAGCTATTCATATATCAGAAAACGGTGAGGCTGTATATCATAAAGACTTTTTAGATATTTTAAGATATATTAGAAAGCAAATTCCTCATATACAAATAAATTTTCTTAGCAATTTTGCGTTAATGTCACGCAAAATATCTGCCGCAATGGTAGAAGAAAATTTAATTGATTGTGTTGGCGTGAACGTCGATGGTCATGATGAAGCATCCTATCGTGCAGTTAAAAAGATTAGTTTCAAAAGTGTTATTAAACAACTTAAAACATTTATAGATCTACATACAGAAAATCAGTCATCAATAAAGATTGATATAATGGTGATGCCAGCAATTGAATACGCAACTACTATTAAGCTATATTCTGGAAAAAATCCAGATCAAGTAAAAGAAGGTGAAGCAGTAGCATATAGCAATTTCGATTTAACTAGAAATATGCTAAGAGAGTTTTGCCCCGATCATATTGAAATACACCATAGCAAACCAGGATTATGGTCAGAGAGAAGTTTAGCTAAACAAGGATTGTTAGGCGTAACTAAAAAGTCAAACCTAAGTTGTCCGCAGATAGAAAGAATTAAAATCCAATCATACATTGCTCCAAACGGAGATTGGTACGCCTGTTGTTTAGACGATAATAATGATTTAGTACTAGGTAACTTATACGATCAAACAATGGGTGAAATATATTACTCTATAAAAAGATTAGAATTCATTCAAAAACTAGAGCAAGGAAGATTTACAGAGATAGGTCATCCATGTAGTTCTGTTGAAGCATGTCAAGTTATCTCAATTAAACGTGAACAGTTTGAAGAGATAGATAAGCAAAACAGTTTACAAAAAGAAATTGTTTTTGAATAAATACAGTGTACATCAACGTATGAATGGTGTATAATAATACAGTCAATACTACAGCAAATAAGGAAAAATATATGTCTTTTGCAAATCTAAAACGTAACAAAGATAACATCTCTAAACTCATCAAGGCAGCCGAAGGCGCTGGCGGCGGTGGCGAGAAGAAGTCTTATGCGGATGACCGCCTGTGGAAACCTACAGTAGATCAAGCCGGTAATGGTTACGCTATTCTACGATTCCTTCCTGCCCGTGAAGGAGCCGAACTACCTTGGGCACGGTACTGGGACCATGGTTTTAAAGGACCAACTGGTCAATGGTATATCGAAAAATCCCTCACATCAATCGGTCAAAACGATCCAGTCGGTGAACTTAATTCTAGACTATGGAATACTGGTATCGAAGAAGACAAAGAGGCTGCACGTCGGCAAAAGCGTCGGTTGCATTATGTAACTAACGTCTATGTTGTATCTGATCCATCTAATCCTGAGCGTGAAGGCAAAGTCTTCTTGTATCAGTTTGGTAAGAAAATCCATGACAAGATTATGGATATGATGCAACCTGAATTTGCTGATGAAGATGCAGTAAATCCATTTGATATGTGGGAAGGCGCAGACTTTAAACTTAAGATTCGTAATGTCGAAGGCTATCGTAACTATGATAAATCTGAGTTTGCTCGTCCAGCTCCACTCTTGGGTGGCGATGACAGTCAACTAGAAACCATTTATGATAAAATGTATGATCTAGCCGAATGGTCTGATCCTACAAGCTATAAAACTTATGATGAACTTAAAACTAAGTTGATGACAGTACTTGGAGAATTTGCTAATGCAGGTGAACCGACTATTGCTCAGACTCGACAAATGAACGAGCCTGAGTCAGCTCCTGAACCTCAACGTACTCAAGCACCAGTAACAGCAGAGAATGTTAAAGTCGAAGATGACGATGACACACTCAGCTATTTTGCTAAACTTGCAGAAGTTGATTAATTAAAAAGCACCTTGTACGTTGCCGCTGCCAACTAGATCAAATGTATCTGATGTACTGCCAGTGGCAACGTAACTTCTAGCATTGTTTGTGTTAGCATTGGTTTGACTATTGTTAATATTGTTAACAACAAAGTTTTGAACGGTAGCTGCTAACTCATTTTGCTTGGCCTGTACGGCCCACATGGCTGCAGATGTTTCTGATTCACGAGCCGTAATTCTATTTTGAGATAAAGTGGTTCTTGTATCTATTCTGCTCTGAGCAGCTGCTCTTGTTTCTGCATCTCCAACACCAGCTTTAAATCCAGGTATTTCGACAAGAGTATTACCGGTAAAAGGATTTTTGATAGCAATTGGAGCTAATTCAAATTGTAAATTCTTTGATGCGATAATATAAAGATTATCGCCTAGGTTGTTGATAAAGTTTGCAATGCGATCAAATGAATTTTTAAAACCATTACTAATACGAGTAATTTCATATTGAACTGTCGCAGTTAATATATCTTTAACTAAGCTAAGACTGTCTCCTACGCTTTTTATGATATCGCCAATATTGGTTGAAAAATTTCCTATTTTAATCTCACCTGAGAATTTTTCTGTAATCCAGTTCTTGACACCACTGAATGCTTTCATTGCTAACTCACTAATAGAAAACTTGCCTGCTTCTTCTAGCTTCGCTTCAGTTTCTTTAAATCCAAATAACCCTGCTAACCAGCTGCCTATTCCCGTGACTGCCTTAAGTACTAGATTTGGAACAATCATATAAATGTCTACTGCTTTACCTGCAATGTCTGCCAGAGTTATTTTTGATGAGTCAAACGTAAATAAATCACTAAGAAACGTTTTTACATTTTGAAATACGTCTTTAACTAATTTTGATACTCCCCAACCTTCAGAATCTTCAGAATCTTTAGGCTTGGTCCAAGAGAACATTCCACTAAGAAACGTTTTTACACTTTTAAATACGCCTGTAACTAATTTTGATATTGACCAACCTTCAGAATCTTCAGGCTTATCAGTGTCTAGCCACGTAAATATTCCGCTAACCCAATCCCACGCTGGCTTAAGCACCTTATCGTAAATGAAAGAGCCAAAATTTGCATATGCTCCTGTAAGTGTTTCCCAACTTTTCTTTATTGTTCCGACTGGATCTGCGAATATTCCACTAACCCAGTCCCATGCTGGCTTTAGCATGCTGTCGTAAATAAAAGTTCCGAAGCTGGTAAATGCTCCTGTAAGTGTTTCCCAGCTTTTCTTTATTGTTCCAACTGGATCTGTGAATAAGTCTTTTATCCAAAGCCATGCAGCTTCTATTACTTTCCATGGCGCAGCAATAATACTACCTATTACTTTCTCAAAACTAAACTCAGACATTTTAGTGGATGCCCAGCTTGCCCATCCTTGGGAAGTGACATTACCGTTTTCATCTCGTGTTACGCCAAATACTTTGTCAAAGACCCAATTGATTCCTGACTTTAAAAGATCAAATGGTGCACCAATAAAGTCACCGACAAAGGCTCCAACACCATCACCTAGTTTTCCTATTATGGTTTGCGCATCGCTATCCATAAAAGCTTTAATTCCATCAAATGCAGAAAACACAAGTCCGATAGGATAAAAAACCTTCTTAAACACAGCAAGAATTAATTTACCGCCTGCTCCAACAAATTTTGATATACCTTTAAATGTGTCGCCTTTAAAGAAACCTCCTAAGGCACTTGCCATAGCTCGCACCGGCTTAAATAAGCTTCTTAGTTGTATTCCAAGTCTACCAATTACTCTTGCTATGGGCGTTGCATCTTTGGCAGAATCTCCTGTTAATGCTAACATTTTACCGGTTGCCGGATCAATACCAAATTTTGTCAAGATGCTTGATCTAAATAAATCAAAGGCTTCACCTATTATTTGAGTGAAGCCTTTTGCATATGCCACCTTAGGAAGAAATCCTTTTGGCCCAACCCTAGAACCATTCGCTAAAAGTTTTCCATTCATGGGATCTATGCCAAAGAATTTAGCAACGCTTACTCTCAGAAGATCCATAGCATCGCCGATTTTTGTAGCAATAGCTCCAGGAAATAATCCTTTTAATCTTTTCCCTATAGATTCTATGTTTTTAATTGCATCTAATTCCCAGCCACGTATACCAGCAAATGCAGCTACAACTCCAGCAATACCTAATGCAATACCATTTATTGTACTTAGTAACCGAGCTCCCATAACTATAAGGTTATCGAACATACCTTTACCTGGAAGATCAGGCAGTTTAATATCATAGCCACCGGTTTGAGATTTAGGAGCTTCTATTTTATCTTCTAGTTTGTCTAAACCACCACGTTCTTCTCGTTTAAACTTCTTCATGAATACAGCGGTCAACGCGTCAATAGATGCTTTCGTCTCTTTTTGAGTTTCGATTATTTCATCAGACTGCTTCATTTCTGAACGCATGATTTTTATAAGATCTGTTAACGTGGTGTCGGCCATTTATCTACCCGTATTCTGTTGTTTAGCTCGTTCGTTTTCTTCTTTAATATGTTCGATAAGCAACGTCAAATATATTTCCCTCTCCCATGGTATCATCTCTTCTATTTCAGTTAACGAATAATGATGATTTTGCATCAATGAGAAATTCGTTTTAAAATATCCCACAAGAGATTCATGAGAAAGGCATATTACAAAAAATCGTTCATACCCTGCAATACTATATTATTAGCATGCCCACATTTTTCACAGTTATAATCTATTTCATGCTTTAGTGTTGGCATCTTATCCATAAAGTCCCGGATTTTTCCAAATTGTTCTGCACTTAAAGATTCAATAAATTCTAGTTTATCAGCTTCTGTTTCATCATTAAAATTAATTCTTTCTTCCGGAGTTTCAACTGCTTCAATACACCGTGAAACCATTGCAAATGTCATAGCTGTGGTGGATTCCATAGCTCCTAAGTCTACAAGATCGTTATATCGTGGCCATCTTAATGATAGCTTTAGATTATCTGTAACCTCAACTTTGGTCTCGACTTCTGGTACTTCAATGACAATATCTTCTATAGGAACTATAGTCTCCGTAGGATGTTCGCATTCCGTACACTTAAGTCCAATCTTTGTAGTTTCTCCTACTGATTTTGCTCTAATTCGTGTAAACAAATATTCCACATCAAATGTAGTCAACACACTTTTATCAATCGGCTCTTGCACACACGCTAGAATTGTATCAACTACTGCGTTCATTGCTTGAGCCTGGTTCTCAGACTCCATAGCCAACATCAAAACTTTTTCTTCCTTTACAAGGTAAGGTCTAAATCTTACTTCTTGTTTTGTCGACGGTACCGTTGCTTCGTATTTAGGTGCCGCGTTGATTTTTGGTAAAGCCATTATATATCCTCATAAGCTTAAATTTTTACCCAGTCTTTATATGAAAGCTGGACATTCAGTTCAACCAATCCATTTGGATCATTGTTCAATTGTATTGCATTCAGTGTAGTACAAAATGCATCTTTTAGTTTTACACTATATATCTTCTGTTCGTCAGAATATACGTCTCCATCAATAGTTATAGTAAGCGGACCAATGTTAAACGCATTTGATTCATCAAGGAAACCCGGTATGTCGTATCCAATACCATGTTTAAGCTGATGAATAGTAACATCTCGTGTATATGTATTTGGGTAGCCTAATTCTTTTGTTAACGAGTTTGCAGCTAAATCTTGCCAATGCTCAAAATAAGTTTTGACACCGTAATCGTTTGTAACCAAGAAAGTCATTGACACATCTTCGGTAGCATAACCGTATGCCTGCTTAACCTGCTTCATGCCAATGACGCGTTCATTCGTAATGACTTGACGTCCTGGAAGCTGTACATCCCTGCAAAGAAGATTTAGTTCGCGAGTTTCTCCAACAAGCCCAGGTAATACCGGCATGACCACCTGAAACATATTGCTTCGAGCTGGACCATTACGCAATGCGCCTTTTAACTGGTCAACTGACATAGGCATTAGATCATACTCCTAGAATCTTTATATACTGCAGACTTACCAGATTTTTGGAAATCGGCTGTTGGTAAGAACGTAGCAATCTCCCACTCGGGTGGAGGTACGTACGCAAATCTGCTTCTTACCTGTGAATTAAGATAATGCTTAAAGCACGGCTTATAATACTTAAGGCTCGAAGCACCTTTTAGCGTTTTATATGCAGCCTGAAATTTTGTGGTCTCATCGTACTTTTTATTGTTTGTAATTTCCATTAGAGAGTCTAGCATCTTAGCTCTAAGCGGTATAGGTAAATAGTGTAGATTTAAACCATAGAATCCGCCAGGTGCAGGACCTACAACAATAGTCAAAGGGAAAGTGTCATAGTATGGCATTGTCTCTTTTGTTTTAGGATCGTAGAAGTACATGTACATGTTTCCTACAATACCACGGCTTTTTAATTCAACCGGGTCTTCTTTCATTAACGCGTTACGATTCACTTTTCCCATAGCCTGGGCTTTCTTTCGAAACCAGGCCATAGATTCTTTAGATCGTGGCGTTATACCTGCACGAAATGCTTCGTACTCTAGCTTTTGAAATATATTACTCATGACAGTATTTATACTGTTATTTTTTCTTTTTTCTCACAGGGCCAAGAGGTTTTAGCGGCTTGATGTACTTAGGCATAATTTTCATCTCTTGTAAAGTCTTTTCAGTCCATATCTGAAATACCCAACCACGATCCGTAGAATATTTTTGTGCAGCTTCCCACTTATTCATATTCTTTACATAAGTAAATGCTTCGTTAATATATCTCTTTGTACGCTTTTGGCCCTTTGGAGGTTTAGTCTCTTTATCAGGTTTGATCTCAACCAGCAATGTTTGGTTCTCCATTACAATTTTAAGGTCTGGAAAGTACCTATGATACCGCTTATCGCCATCGTAATAGTATGGTATTACAACTTCTTCGCTTGACCAAGACTTAACATTGGGATTATCATCGCACCATTTAAAACAGTGTCGTTCCCACATAGACCTAAATATTACGGCAGTATGATCACCAGCGTACTTCTTTGGGTTTTTAACTTTGTATTTACCTGAATAAGCCATATAAATAGTTCTAACTTTCTTTGTATTTATCGGAAAATTCATGCCAAAATATAAGTACCCATTAGTAAATCAGGATGACTATAAGGCTAGAATTCTATTTACTACTATAATCGAAACTCCGCCGACTATTGATACTTCTGCCTTTGAACGTGAAGCGAATCAAGGTACAGTAACTGGTGCACTTAATACTCTTGGAAACGTATTTACAGCTCCAATCAGAGGTGGCACACGTACTAAAGGTGATACTGTTCGACTCTATTTACCTCCTGGAATTCAGGTTCAAGATGGGGTATCTTTCGATAATGCTGAGATGGGTATTAGAGGAGCTGGAGTAGTTGACGGCGCCATGTCCGGAGGCTCAGGTAGTTTGGCTGATATGGCATCATCTACGTTTGGCTTAGGTGATATTAAAGCTATATTAGGACAGATCCAATCTCCTGAGGTAGCTCGCGCTACTGCAGCTGGTGTGGCAAGCATGAATCAGAAAGCACAAAACGTAACAAACAGCGCTTTGCAAACTACTTTGAATCCTAATATCAGAGCAATCTTTAGATCAGTTAACTTACGAGAGCATAGTTTTACGTTTAAATTTATTCCGCGGAGTGCCGCTGAAGCGCAAGAGGTAAGGTCTATCATAGACTGGTTTAGATTAGAGTTGTATCCTGAGCCAATTAAAGTCAGAAATCTTAACGTTGGTTATGAGTTTCCAAATAAGTTTTTAATACAAATGAAATATGGAGTTAATTCTGATATTGTAACTCAGCTTTTACCGGCACACCTTATAACGATGAGCACTAACTATAACCCTACTGCCATGGCGTTTTATGGTGATGGCGAGATGCAAGAGATAGATCTAACACTTAACTTTAGAGAATACAGAGCACTTGATAAACAGGACATACGTGCAGGATTTAATGAGCTAGACAATCCTGATGCTGTTGATGCAATATTAGGTGATATATTCTATCAGCCTAACTATGGACCGCCTGGTTCATCACCTGCGCCTTCTCGGTCTGCATCTAAAGGTTATCCACCATACGTTCCTGCAAATCCAGCCAAAGTTACACGATTCCTTAATAGCACTGAAGCTGGTTCACCGCACTGGATGGAAACTAATTATATGAATGAAGCAGGGGATTATAAAAATAATCCTCCATGGGGCACATCGAATCCTGTACAATATAATCCGTATCAAGATCCTCAATATATGCCAGAGGCAAGATTCCAAAATGGAGATGTCTACTCAAATATAACATATGACTATGATAAGGGTGGGCCACAATAATGAGTGACTATTTTAAAAATTTCCCACAAAATGCTTATAGCTTTGGTTCTGGATTGCCGTTTGTAGGATGGCAAAATCTAACAGCGTACGTTGATATTATCGATCAAGTAAAAGACAACGTTGCGTTCTATGGATATTATAATATTCAAGAAGGTGACAGAGCCGATCAGGTTTCACAATACATATATGGTGATATGAAATACTATTGGACCTTTTACTTACTTAATGACCATATCAGAGAACAAGGTTGGACTCTCTCTTATCCTGAACTAGTTAAAAAGGTTGGCAAACTGCATCCTAATACAGTGCTTACTACAAAAGATATTATTGCCGGAAAATTTAAAGTGGGTCAAACTGTAACTGGTTCATCGACCGGTGCAACTGGCACGATTATTCATAGAAATTTAGACCTAGGTCAATTGGTGATTAAAGGTTCACTTTCGTTTAATTCTACAGAAACTATTACATCTCAGGTTGGTGATACTGTGGAATCTATTACATTGATTGGCGCAATTGATGAACCCAATTCTGTAAGATATTATGTAGATGCGGATATGAATCATTACGACATTGATCCTCACGCTGATAGACCATCGCTATATGCACCTGTTACTCAATATGAATATTATGCACAAGAGAATGATAAGCTTAAGCAAATTAAAGTGTTAAATCCAAGAGTGGTAAATGATGTTGCTAAAGAGTTTCAGGAAGTCATAAGAAATGCCTAGCACTTATAAACCGTTTGATCCAAAGGAATACGAGTTATCTTCGGTTACAATAAAAACTGAAAGAAATTTGCATCAGGTTGATATTACTCAAGGTATTGTTAATTTTAATATCTTTGAGCATATGGATAAGCCATATCTTACTGGAGATATTACGTTTGCAGATACAAATCGTATTTTAGAGATAATTGATTTTAAAGGTACAGAGGTTGTAGACTTTAAGTTTAAGTTACACCAAAATGATATCTTTATAGAAAAACGATTTATTGTTAGAAACGTTCAGAATATTGTACCATCTACTGATACCGATGATGTAATCAGTTTAAACCTCATCGAGTATGATGGGTTTGTCGGAACACTTCGTTTTTTAAACAAAGCCTATCAGGGTAAACCCGGCCAAATAGTTAACGACATGATGCGAGATGTTTTTGGTGGACAAAAGATTGCAGTACGTGCCCAGGGCCAAGAAATTATGGCTCAAGAAAATTGGAATACGGCTAATGAAGTACCAGAAGGTGTATTGGCTGCACTTACTGAAGAAAATGCTGCAGAGATGCAAGCTGCGTTTAGATACATTGTTCCTAATCTAAATATATTTGAAGCTATTCGTGCTATCACAACACGTGCAACCGGACTGACTGGTTCTCCGTTCTATTGCTATGCAACGTTAGCTGATAATAATCTGAGATTCTACGATCTTTACACATTGATTCGTAGGCCAAGTATTAATGGTGCTGAGCCGTATTTTTATTCATCATATATAACACAGAACGCCAATATTAATGTAGATATTACACGCATCGCATCTGAGATGACTACGACATCAAACGATAACACACTTCAGTTATTGCTCGATGGTGATCTCGGAGCCACATATGAGTTTGTAGATCCGACCCATGCATTAGAATACAGTTTTAACTACGACTTAGATACTACACTTCAAAATATACTTGGAGCCGAAGCTTATCCTGTAGCAGATACAAAATCTCCTTTTGGTTCTAAAGCAATAAGTAAATACCAGACTAAAAGATTTAATCTGCTTGCTCCGTCATTATTATATTATGATCAGAAAAATCCGTACGAAGAATATAATACAGCAGCGCATACATCTAAAGCTATTCAGAAATCTTTAAGAAAACTGATAGGCCAAGAAGCCATCGAAATTATGATTCCAGGTTTGCACACAATGCCTCAAGGCCAAAACGGAAACAAAACGATAGGCAGAGTAATTTCGTTTATATCATTAGGTGATACTAAACAAGTCGATGAACCAATTGACAGAAAAAGATCTGGAGACTATTTGGTGTATGCGGCAAGGCATATGTTTACAAAAGATAATTATCAGACAAAAATGAGTTTAGTTAAATTATCAAACTACAAAGGTAATACCTCTGTGTATAATACACCTCCAGGTTATGACTTTGATGCAGGTGGTGCACAATGATGGAATTTTATGGAGATAACGTCAGGTGGTGGATTGGTGTTGTAGTTAACGTGCTCGATCCGCTAGAATTGGGTAGAGCTCAGGTTAGAATCTTTGGCATACATTCACGAGACAACCTGCAAATTCCTACCGGAGCTTTGCCATGGGCAACTGTATTACAAACAAATAACGGTGGTACTTCTGGAATAGGTATTACCCCACAGCTTTTGCCCGGTGCACAAGTCATGGGAATATTCCTAGATGGTAAAGGTTCACAGGCTCCATGTGTCGTCGGAGTGATGCCAAAAATAGAAATACCTTCTGAACAACAACTGGCAAATGCTCAATGGAAAGAAGGTGCCGCTGGTAAAGAAGCTAGTGCGGATCCTGGTGCAAGAACAGACGGAAGTGTTGAGAGTAACAATTATCAGGCTCCGTTAGGTACTAACTCAGAAAGAATTACAGAAGCATACACGTTCTTTCGAAATCAAGGTTACTCAAAAGAACAAGCTGCAGCTGTTGTAGGAAACCTTATGGTCGAGTCACGATATAAGGGTGAAGAGTTAAACTTCTCGGCAGTAGCTCATAACGACCAAGGCCCTGGTAAACATGCAAGAGGTATTGCGCAATGGGGACCAGGCCGCAGAGCTATATTTGAACAAGTATATGGAAAGTCTTGGTCACAAAGCACATTTAACGATCAATTAAATTTTATCGTGCATGAATTAAATAATCCAGATAACGAGAGTGGCAACTTAAACGTTAATGCTAACACTAATTTAAAAAGTTCTAGTACTGTAGAACAAGCTGCTTTTGTGTTTGACAGCCAGTACGAAAGAAGTAGCGGTGCACACTTACAAAAGAGAATACAAGAAGCATATAGAGTATTACAATTGACTGAAGGAACTGCTGTATAATGGTTACGTTTACAAAAACAAATAGCTACATGTCAACTCTTGACCAGCGTTTATCTACTCAGCCTTTTCAAAATGCTGTACCTTCGCTAACAGGTGAATATAATGCTGCGATAACATCTCCGCTAGGTCAGCTAGTTGGCCAAACGTTAAACGGATTTATGTCGGTAAACCAACTTCAAGATTATCCAGGTCAAGGCGGCAATCAGTTATTTGGTATCGGTATTGCTAAGCTAACCGAAGGTGTAAGTGGATTTGCAGCTGATTTGATTACAGAGATAGAAGGAGCATTTAGCGGTGTAGCTTCTGGCAATGCAAATTTTACTGATGTGCTTACTGTATTAGGTACCCTTGGTGTACTAACGGGATCAAGTCCTGCAAAAGGATTCTTACTTAGCTATTATGGTGCATCGTCTGCAAATGGTATGCAAGGATTACTTGGAAGTGCTTCGTCAAATCCATTAGCACAGATTGTAGGCGCTGTCAGTGCAGCACAAAGTGGAAATCTTCAGGGATTTATGACTCAGGCGTTTAACCGAGATATCTCTGCAATCATTAATCCTATTATTGCAGAGTTTAATAAAAAAGTAGATCTTACTATCGGTACGGCGATTAAGCCAATATTACAGGCAATTGTTGATACAATTGACACACCGATAGGATTTGTTATTAATGATCTTACGGGCGGTGGGCTTACTGATATAGCGCGAAACAATATTATATCTCTTATATCCAACGGAAATTACGCTGCGGCTATAGCATTAACAGCAGCTAGTTCTGATTTACCAATAGGCGTAATAGAAGATAGAATCTATGGTATTGATACTAAGTTTACTACACGAGTAACATATACAGCATCTACTAATTTACCTACGTTTGAAATTGGATCTAACGCTGTTGGATGGGAAGGCCAATTTACACCATCAAATAGATACGGGTCAGGAACTTCCGGCACAGGAAATAGCAGTATTCCATATCAGTTTACAACAGTGGCCGGAACAGAAGAACTAGAAGCTGATTTTGTATCTGCAACAAGGGATATAACTGAAGTTGTAGTGCACTGGACTGGAACATATATAGATCAGGACATTGGTGCAGAGGATGTACACTCATGGCACCAGGCCCGAGGATGGTCGGGTTGTGGGTATCATTATGTAATTCGAAGAGACGGTACAATAGAACGCGGTAGACCTATTAACTATGCTGGAGCGCATGCGCAGGCAAACGGTCACAATAATCAAAGCATAGGTGTATCGTTTGTTGGTGGATATACTGTTCCAAGTACAGGTAATGGATCTAACTCACCTACAGGATCTTCTTCGTTTACTGCTGCACAGAACGTTGCGTTTAAAAGATTCATGGCTACATTCTATAAAGCATTTCCAGGAGGACAGGCATTTGGCCATATGGATACTGATCCATCACAAAAAATAGATCCAGGCTTTAGTGTGGCAAATTATGTATTTACAAACTTTGGTAAAAAGAATGTTAGTAGCGCAACATCTCAACCATTAACCGTGGCTGAATTACAAACATACAGAGCGAGTGCAACAGCATGACAACAGATAATGACGACCTACAAAACCGAGAACAGATTTTCGGTCAACAAATTTATACTCAAGGAGTATTTCCGACAGGGTTTCAAGATCCGTCCGGAGTTTTTCCACGTGTTGATTACTCATATCAGTCGTCTATTAACCGTGCTGCAAGGGCTGCAAAAAGAAATGATCTCGCAACAAATGGCGGTATTCCTACATTACAAAAGACCCGTACTGGTACTCCTGAAGAAAATGCAGCTGTTCCTTTACCGCAGTATCCACACAATACTGTGTGGGAAACACCAGGTGGTCACATCATTGAGATGGACGATACACTAGGTAATGAGCGTATGATGATTCGTCATCATTCAGGTGCAGGTATAGAGATAAAACCAGATGGTACAGTGTACCTTAGTTCTATAAATGATATGCTTGTAAGTACTGGTAATGATGCACACGTTGTCGTTGAAGGCAATGCTCATATGACATACCAAGGAAATCTGAACGTTGATGTTGCTGGTGATTACAATATGAATGTCGGTGGTAACTTAAATCAAGTTATATCAGGTGATATCGTTCAACAAGTTGATGGCGGTAAACGTACTACTGTTGAAAAGAACTATGGTAATACAGTCAAGGGTCACTACTCAAACACAATAAACAAATCGAAATCAGAGATAATTCTTGCCGGAAGTACACAAGCTGTTAAAGGTAATATGGAAATCGCATGCGAAGGTAGTATGGGAGTCTTTGCCTCAGGATCTCAGCGTATTACATCAGAGACACAGCAGAACATGACGTCACCTAATACAAATATTCATGCAACAGATTTATCGGTCTTTGGCGATGTCGGTACATTTGGCGGTGAAAACATTGTACTATATTCATATAACCACCATTTAGGTAATACATTATGGCTAGGTGATGGCGAAGGTGGATCAGGTACTATTAACGTTGATACAATTCGTGCTGTACGTGTCGAAGTGACTGGTGATATTGTGGCAAGTAATAGTATGACAAGCCCAACATTTCATGGGGATTTAGATGGTGTCGCAGAAGAAGCACGACAGTCTAGACACCAGCTGTATTCTGATCCGGACACAGGTCCAGGTTCAGCAGGTAATGTAGGTGCCCCAGGAGCACCTATCACAAACAATGCTATCGATACAGACATACTTCCTGATGATATCAAAGCAACGGCAATTCCAAATGCTGCTGTTGCAACTACATATCAGCAGTCTAGCTTTGGTATTCAAAAGGTTAAAGTAGATCCTAACAATGCTATGTCCGAAGGTCTTGTCAGATCTAAAGCAACAGGTGGTGTAGCGGATAGACAGTTGACTTCTTCTGAGGTGAGATCTAAGATGAGAGATAATAACAATAGAAACAATACTGACTTTACGGCAACTCAGATTGCTGAAGGTAAACTAGATGCAGGATATTCTTCTCCAAACCCATCTAAGCTTGGAAGATCAGCTAGCTCTAGTCCTTCTGTAACTGAAAACGTAGACAACTTTGCGCAGTAGGAGATATTATGACACAATACGGTGGAAGTGAATATTTTAAACCTAATCCTGGCCAAAAGCAAATTATACCAGATCCGCAGTACAATCCTAATAATGTTTCATTTATTAGCGCTAGTACTAAGCTGGCAAAAGGTGTAAGTATTGGTAAATTTCTAGGTGGTGTAGGAGAGAAAACGAATCTGAATCACATACCTGCACAGGCAGATAGATTAAAGATTGCTCGCAATCTATATCCACAAGCCGAAGCAATGGCAAGAATTAACTCTTCTACCGGCAAATTTAAGCATCACAGGCTGATTGTCATTGAAGGCCTATATCGCAAAGCCGCAAATGAGAACCTTGTAATCGGTGGATTAAATGACCTGGCTTCAAAGGGACAGGTTGTAGTGTATCAATTGATCGACGCTAATGGAAAACCAGATCACGCTATGATGTTTGATTTAGCTGTGTACTGGAAAGATGTTTTGTTATATGATAAAGTAATATTAGACTACGATCGATTTAATCCTGATAAATCTTTAGAGTGTCATGTAATATTACAAATGCCAGAAATTCCTGAAAACTATAGTACAAAGTTTAAAAAAGAATTAGAGACATTATATAACGGTAATTTACAATCAACTGGTGAACTTATAGAAATACTCGCCTAAGAACCTTATAAATAGATAGAAATATCTGGAAAAAACATGGCAACAAGAGCATTTGCAATCGAAGATGGTAATTTGGCAACCGGGAGTATAGTTACTTCCCGTAACAAAAATTATTCTGATATCGATCTTAGTTTTCTAGCTACACCTACCGGTGATCTATATAAGAAAGTAGATATTGCTGCGGTTAAACAGGCAGTCAAAAATATTCTTATGACTGGTTATCATGAAAGACCGTTTCAAGCCGGATTTGGTGGTGGTCTTGGCAATATGCTTTTTGAAAACTTTGATGAAGATACCGAAGTTGAAATAGAATTAGCTATTAAACTTGCAGTTCAAACATTTGAACCACGGGCCACTGTTAAATCTGTTAGAATAATTTTTGCTCCAGATTCAAACAGAGTTAATATCACTACAACGTTTGGCATTATTAATACTGGTCAACAGGTTGTAATAGAAACGAATTTATCGAGGCTAAGATAATATGGTAACTACTATACAAAATACACAACTTGACTTTGATAATATTAAGAATAATTTAAAAACTTTCTTACAAAACAAAAATGAATTTGCTGACTTTAATTTTGAAGCCTCAGGTATTTCAAATATTCTTGATGTATTAGCATATAATACTCACTATAACGCACTAACAGCCAATTTTGCACTGAATGAAGCTTTCTTAACCACAGCTCAGCTACGTAGCTCTGTGGTCTCACATGCCGCAACTTTGGGTTATGTACCGAGATCTCGCATTGCATCCCGCGCTACAGTAAATTTGGCAATCAACCTTGCAGGACTAGCCAATCGTCCATCTGCAGTTATATTACCAGCTGGTACAACTTTTACTTCTGCTGTTGGAGAAACAACATATACGTATAGAACGCTTGCCGATCTGACTGCTACTGATAATGGTACTGGTGTGTATAACTTCTTAAACTCAGATGGAACACGTGACATTCTAATTTACGAAGGAACGATTGCACAAAAAAGATTTTATGTCGGTGAAACCGGAGAGCGCCAGCTGTACGTTATACAAGATGATACAATTGATACAACAACCACGGATATTCGTGTATACGATACGCCAAGTTCTTCAAACTATGTTACGTATACGCCAATTACAAGTGCTGTAACAGTTAATTCTCAATCACGTTATTATCAAATATCAGAAGCGCCTAACGGCTTTTACGAATTAAACTTTGGCGATGGCATATCATTTGGTAAAGCTCCGGATGCTGGATCTCTTATCCAGGTACAATATCTAAGTTGTATAGGTGCAGCCGCGAATGGGGCAAACGTATTCTCGCCTACAAGTCAAGTGACAGTAAATGGACAACAGTATACTTTACAGATTACGACTATTGCTAGATCAGGAGTTGGCGGGCCAAAACAATCTATAGAATCAATTAGGCTTAACGCTCCTATTGCTTTTGCTGCACAACAGCGCCTTGTTACTGCTGATGACTATAAAGCGGTTATTCAAAGAAACTATCCGACTGTTGTAGATTCTATTGCTTGGGGTGGAGAAGATAATGTACCGGCTAAGTTTGGTAAAGTTATGGTCTCTCTTGTATTTGAAGATGGTACTACAGAGCAACAGAAAACTGCAGTTAAAAATGCCATTATTACTGACATATCATCTAACCTTGCAATTCTTTCTATCGATACTGAATTTTCAGATCCAATTACGACATATTTAGAAATCGTTCTTACATTTAACTTTGACCCCAGTTTAACCGGTCAAACAATTAAAGCTACAGAAGCTAACGTGTTTAATGAACTGAAAAGATACGTTGAATCTAATCTTAAACAATTTAGTGGTGTATTTAGGCGGTCAGAACTTTTAACGCAGATTGATGATTTAAGTGGAGCGATTCTAAACTCTAAAGCAACAGTTAAAATGCAACAGAGATTTATGCCAGATTTAACGCAAAGTGCTTCGTACGATATATACTTTCCTGTTGAAATCTCTTCGCCATCTACTACAGATAATATTATTACATCTTCTACATTTATCTTTAATAATAAAGTTTGCTCAATTAAGAATGCTCTAAGCTCAACAAAACTTCAAGTTCTTGATAATACCGGTACGGTTGAAGTTGATAATATCGGATCATATGATGGATTAAACGGAATTGTTACAATTACTGGTTTTGCTCCTGATGCTATTACAGCTGGCGTTAACTATATTAAAATATCATGCACTCCAGGAAATCAAGCAACAATTCGCCCGCTACGTAGCTATATCTTAGATCTAGATGAAGGTCCATCGTTTACAACTGGTCAAATCGACAGACAAGACACTGAGGTAACTCTAAGTGGTAATATAAATACTGGCGTTGGAGTGACCGTAAGCTATGGCTCATAAGGCAGACTTTAATCGTATAAGCCCTAGTTTTAGGAACTATAGTGTTACCGAGGTACTGCCTCAGTATTTTACTAGTGAATATCCGAATCTAATTAGCTTTCTTGAAGGTTATTATGAATACATTGATTCTGACCAGTCAATTAGTTCTATTCATGAGATGTTCAGTCTATATGATATTGAAAGTACTGATCTAGAAAATCTAGAATTTATATTTAAGACAATCGCTGATGGCGCTAACGCTACATACTTTAATGAGCCAAGAGAAGTTCTTCGTAACTTTGCAAACTTTTATCGAGTAAAGGGCACAAAATATTCTGCCGAAGGTTTCTTTAGAGCTTTCTTTGGTATTGATGTTGAAGTAGATTATCCTAAAAATAGAATATTTACATTAAATTCTTCACAGTCGACTATTGGTACTGAGTCTTTGCATTATATACAGGACGGCGGGTTATACCAAATATTCTCAGTACTTATTAAATCGGCTATTCCGCTTAATACGTGGAAAGATCTATATAAAAAGTTTGTGCATCCGGCTGGATTCTTTTTAGGTGGTGAAGTTGTTCTCGAACTACCGTCTACTAACTCTGAACTTTTGGTTATGCCAGATAACATAGCTGAGCCTCCGCCGCCTCTTGTTGTAGAAGGTACCGCAAACGCTCTAATTCCATTTGGACTTGTAGAAACGTTAGGTATATTACCAGACGATGGAGATTCTGATAGTGTAATAGAACGCATCAGTTTGAAAGCAACAGTAAATCGATTCAAAGATATGCCAGCAGATGTATTTGCTGCTTCTTATGGTAGAATTGATCAGGCAAAAGATATTAACTCGCCGACATTTGATGATTCGGCAAAAGACGCTGTATACGCATACGGCGTAAGAATGAGTAATGACATTGAAACATTAGATAGAAATAGATGGTTCTATGATTCTGATGCAGGTAATCCAAGATATATGGCAATTGGATATGTCGACTCAAATTACGTACAACTTACTTAGAGGTAAAAAATGGCAATAGTATTAAGAAATAGTAAAGGGACGGCATTGACCCACGTCGAACTCGATGCCAACTTTACCACATTACAAAACGCTGATCTTGACTCAGCTGCAGTCACATCTATTGCACAAGCATTAGATAACGCGCAGGTTATTCCTTCACATATTAATTCACTAGCAGGCGATTCAGACGTAGATTTCGGGTCTAAAAAAATCTACTATGCCAATATGTGGGATTCTGAAGGAGCTCTTCCAAACGCTTCGACATATCATGGTATGTTTGCTCATGTCCATGGAACTGGTGCAGGATACTTTGCACACGGCGGAGCTTGGGTAAAGCTTGCTAATAATGCAGATCTTGGAACTGGTATTGACTCGGCCAAGACTATTGCTCTTATTGACAGTGCATATGTGCAAGCAAGAGAAGGTACTGATAGTATTGGCGGACTAACTAACGTTAATATGTCTGGTATTTCAAATAACAAAATCCTTAAATGGGATTCTGACACAGCTAAATTCATTGTTGCTTCTGATGTAAGTGGCGGTGGAGGCGGTGGAGGTCTGGCATATACTGACTTTAGCGTATCCGTCGCAGCTGCAGGAACAGCTAACTTATCATATAATGATGGTACAGGTGTAACAACATATACTCCACCAGATCTTTCTGGCTATCTGACAAGTTACACTGAAACAAATGATTTGACCGCTAACGTTACTTGGGCTAATATACCTGACGCAAACGTTCCAGCATCTGCTGTATCTCAACATTCGTCTGCTATAACCATCGGCGCAAGTCAAGTTAGTTCTGGAACTTTAAATAATAACCGTGTAGCTCAAAGTAACGTAACCCAGCACCAAGCTGCATTGTCAATTACTGAATCTCAGATTAGTGATTTTGGTTCGTATGTTGGTCAAGGCCAAACAATTGATATGAACGGCACTGAGTTAGTATTAGATATCGATGGCGATACATCTTTGCATGCAAGTACCGATGATCAGATTGATATTAAAATTGGTGGTACGGATGTAGGATATTTTAATTCTACTGGACTTGTCATTGATAATATTACTACTACAGATCCTGGTACTCCTACTATCCAATCTAGTTCTTCTATTGCAATGAATGTTGGTACTTCTGTTATTGTAGGCCAGAACGGTGGAGCAGGCGGTGGATTCAGACTGGCAAATATTACAACTACTCAACGGAATGCTCTTTCTGCTTCAAACGGAGAAATGATCTACAATACGACAAATAATCAAATAGAAATATACGAACATAGCGCGTGGCATCCAATGACTAAAGGCTCTAATGTCTTTAATGTAACAAGCAGTGGTTCTAGCGATTATGTGTTTAACGATCCAGAAAATCATTGGTTTACTTCATCAACAAATGATCCTGTTCTTTATTTGCGTAGAGGTGAGACATACTACTTTGAAGTCAATGCTTCTGGTCATCCATTTCAAATACGAACAAGTAACGGTGGATCTGCTTATGCTGAGGGCATAACAGGAAATACGCAAGCTGTAGGAACGGTTGTATTTAAAGTGCCGATGGGTGCACCAGCAACATTGTATTACCAATGTACTGCACACTCGGGCATGGGTAACACCATTAACATTGTATAGGTGATATATGTCTGAGAAGTATTACGTTCTAGTCACAAATAATAAAGCCGAGTTTACTGAAATAGAAGCTGAGCTAAAGACATCTGATTCTACTCCGGCTACGATACCAGATAGATCGGTCGAATGCACTGATGCTAAAGAGCATAGCGATACGCGTGGTGAATTTTTATTAACTGAAGACGAGGCCGATAGCCTTTCAGTCGATCCGCGGATAAAAGTAATTAACCTAAGTCCTAATCGTTACCCTGAAACGTTTATGCCCCCGCCAGACGAATTAAAGAATCAAATATGGTGCAGTAAAAAAGACAGATACGATCAGCCTTACAATAACTGGCAGTCGTGGACAACTGCATTTGGTACTATTGAAAGTAGTTTTTCAAGCGTCGAACCCACAATAAATAGAAGTACTGCGTTATATAGAATGCAGACAAAACAAAACCCGTGGAAAACCGCAACTACAGCCGCGGCTTCACCTATTAATGCCAAAGTAGAACAGTATGGTGCTGGTGAAAATGTTGACATCATTTGCGCTGATAACGGAACATGGATTGCTCATAGTGAATTCATTAATAAAGGCGTTGACAACGCTGTCAATCCAATTGATTACAAATCAGGCAATGTTCTTAACAGAGCTGGATATTGTGACGTTCTCGATGTAGTTCTTGACGGACCATACTATATTGACCCTGATTGGTTTAACGCTGATCCTGATAATAGATTAGAAACAAGATGGGATGGGACAGTTGTTCCTACAACCTCCGCTGCTCAAAACTGGTGGCGAATTACATCTCAACGTAGTAGCCAGTTTGCATTTTTCGGAAGTATATTAGTAAGTACTAATTATAGTAGAGACAACGTACATGGTAGCCCAGATCAAACAGCTTTCGATGCTGATCATGGTACCCAATGCGCTAGTTTAATATATGGCCGCACACACGGGTGGGCATATAACGCAAACAAGTGGCACTTGAATTTGTATGGTTCGGTATATAATGTAGGAAGCTTTGAAATAGGATTTGATGTACAAAAGATATTTCATCAGAATAAACCAGTAAATCCAATATTTGGAACAAAAGATCCTACAATTAGTAGTAATAGTTGGGGATTTAGGGCATCAGATAAAAGCGGATCTCATTATTATCATAGAGAGTCTTCAGCATCATATGGAGGATCTGGCTCAGAGCCACAATTTATTAGTGTGCTTGGAAGTCAAGGAGACAGCGGTCGTTGGAAAAGCGAATTCTACGATAATAGCATGACAACAGCTGGAGACGAACTTACTGCAGCTGGAGTTATTTTTATTGCAGCCGCAGGAAATAGTAATCAGGTTCAACACAATCCTGATCATGTCGATTACGATAATAGGATATCTGCTAACAATACAAACACCATGTATCAAGACACATTTACGTCATTTGGATATAGTGTAACAGGTACAACTAACCGCCGTGGATTTCCTCAACATATCGGAAAAACTGAAGGACAAACCTCATTCGGCAATAGCACTGTTAAATTTCCTGCAATTAATATTGGTTGCTTAGATGATTTTCTAGTTAATAGCTATGAGCAAGATCGAAAGGTTGGCTATAGCGATATGGGAAGTGCTATAGATTTATTTGCTCCGGGTGATGGTACATTAGCAGCTTGTCCAGATGCTTCTTACGGAACTGACACTTCAAGAAGCGATGGGGTATATGCTGATTTAACGGCTATAGCTGAATGTCGAGATGTAAGATTTAGTGGTACAAGCGCGGCATGCCCTGTTGCTGCAGGATTTCTTGCAACAGTACTGCAATATAACAGGGCATGGACATATGAGAATCTTCGTAACTGGATTCAGAGTAATGTGGATGAGCAGTCAACGTCTGACATGTATGAAGGTATAGATGATACCAGTCCTACTTCAGGATGGACTGATTATAACAAACTCCAAGGAGCTGATCGAAGAATACTATATCAGGCAACCATTCCTGTAAGTACGCCTTATCCTGCTGATTTTAAAATCGATGGAAGTATTGGCTTATCTGGAGCTGTTAGGCTCAGTAAAGTAGTATAAATAGATTAAACGTTTAGAGGTATAGAATGACTCGTCAAAACCTAGCAACCGGCACATATGCTAATGATGGAAGTGGTGATACGCTTCGTCAGGCTGGTCAGAAAATTAATGAAAACTTTATAGAACTTTACCAAAAACTTGGTGGAGATAGTAATGTATTGACTGGCGAAATTTCTGTTACAGGGAACGGTCTAGCATTTGAAGGAGTGACAGCTGACGGTTATGAAACTCGTCTTAAAGCAATAGATCCTACACTAGATCATACTATTAATTTACCAAATGCTTCTGGCAATATCGTATTAGATACCAATACCCAAACATTAACAAATAAAACATTAACATCTCCTGTATTAAGTTTAGTCAAAATACAAGATCTTGATGCTTCTCATACATATGATATTATTGCGGGTTCATTGTCTGCGAATCAAAATCTTAATTTACCTAGCTTGATTGATAGTGATACTTTTGTTTTTGCAGATGCGAGTCAAACTTTAACAAATAAAACATTAACTTCTCCAGCTTTAAATACTCCAGCTATAATAGCGTCCCTTAATGATGTTAACGGTGCTGAGATATTTGGTATATCTCCAGCAGTAAATGCAGTTAATCATGTCGATGTGCATAACGCAGCGGCGGGCGGGCATCCTCAACTAGCGGCCCACGGAGATGACACTAATATTAATATTGTTATTGAAGGTAAGGGTACGGGTTCTGTTAATCTGAAAAAGGCTTCATATACTTCTTCAGAAATAACATCTGCAGGAAATGCTTCTACATTACACACATTTATTATATGCAACTCTGGTACTGCTCTTGCTGTAGGTATGGCAAACGCAACTGTAGTTGGAGAGAAAAAAATATTTACGAACAAAGGCGCAGGTACTGCCACAATTACTCCTACTACTTTTGGTCCTGGAACAAGCATCGCTCTTGCTCAACATCAAGGGTGCCAAATGATATGGGATGGAACCAATTGGCAGTTGATTGGTAATTACGGCGGAACAGTGAGCTAAGGAATCTAAAATGGTTGCAATTATTACAGATAAATTTAAACGGCAAGTTCTAGCCGACATCTATACAAACGTTACAGATTCTGCTGCTACGTATTACGTAGGTATTGGCAGATCAAATGATTGGAATGCAACTGACGCAGCTCCTACGCCTTTAAACACAGCAAAAGAAGAAAGAGATTTTCGTCTTAATCTTCAATCTATGAAAAAGGGCGAAGACGTCTCATATGTCGTTCCTCGCTATAACTGGTCTTCTGGTACAATTTATAGTGGATATGATGATCATGTTCAAGGTTATCCATCAAACGCATATTATGTTATGACCGATGAACTTGCTGTTTATATTTGCCTGCAACAAGGTAGGGACCTTCAAGGTAATGCGGTTACGTCAACTACTAAACCTACCGGAACGCTTTTAACTCCTTTTACTACATCGGATGGTTATGTATGGAAATATTTGTATGGTCAAACCGCGTTGAGATCTACTAAGTATACTTCGGCCAATTATATTCCAATTCAATTTATTGATTCTGCTGATGTAACTTATCCAGCGCTTGAGCAGGAACAATACGCTATTCAAAATGCTGCAATACCTGGAGAAGTCATCGGAGTTAAATTAAACAACGGTGGGACAGGTTATACATCTGCTCCAACTATTACATTTACTGGAAACGGTACAAAGGCGCCAAAAGCTACTGCAACTGTTTATAACGGTTCGGTTGTTAAAATAGAAATGGATGATTCTGGGTCAGGTAAGGCTTTTGGTAAAAATTACGATTATGCCTCAGTAATATTCTCTGGAGGTGGCGGTTCAGGCGCGCACGGTAGAGCAGTGATTTCTCCTCCAAAAGGTGTTGGAGGAGATCCAAGAGACGATCTTAGATCATCAGCTTTAATGTTCAATACTAAGCTTATTGGCGATGAAACAAATGCATTGATTACCAGTAATGATTATAGACAAATCGGTCTTATAAAAAATCCTAAAGTTGGTCCACTATTAACTGACTCTGATTTTGAGGGTACCGCTGGTAATGTCTTGAACAAACTTAAGTTTGGTTCTATAGCTCAGGTATTTAGTGAAGATAAAATTATATTAGGCTCTAGCTCAGCGGCTAAAGCATATATCGACAATGCCGATTCTAGTTATGTCTGGTATCACCAGACTGACTCAACTGGGTTTACTTCATTTATTGAAGGCGAAACTATTACTGAAACCGATGGTAACGGTGAGGGCATCTTAGATTCTGCCTCTGTAGACGGTGACACTCTCGCATATATAAAAGGAACGGTCAGTCCTTTGTCAGGCGAATTGTTATACATCGACAATAGAGCTGCGATCGAACGAGATCCTGCGCAAACCGAAGATATTAAAGTTATCATCCAACTGTAGAGTATTTAATAAATGGCGACAAATTTCACAGAAAAAGTCTTTAGCGACACGTATAAGGACGACTATAAAGATAGTAACAACTACCACAGAATTATGTTTAATTCTGGTCGTGCTCTACAGGCTCGGGAGTTAACTCAATCCCAAACTATTGCGCACAAAGAACTGGAGAGATTTGCCAGAAACATATTTAAAGAAGGCTCATCAGTAAATCCTGGCGGACCAAGTATCAATACACGATATGAATTTATCAAATTAAATACATCGATTAACCAACTACCAGCAAATTTAACTACTGTGGTTGGAGATGAGTTCACCGGACAAAACTCAACATTTAAATTTAAGATATTGGAAATAGTAGCTGCAACTGCTACGGATCCTGCTACTTTATATGTTACGTATACAGATACGCTAGCTGCGTCATCATTCCAATCTTCTAATAAGGTTTCTGCCGGTGAAGATATTGTTGGTACTAATTCAGGCGTTACACTTACCGTACAAACTACTAATACTACTGCAAACCCGGCAACAGGATTTGGCACACGCTTTTCTGTAGACCGCGGGGACTTTTTTACCCAGGGACATTTTGTCTTCTGTGAGCGTCAATCAAAGATTATAAGCAAATACGATCAACTTCCTACGTGTACAGTAGGATTTAAAGTTACCCAAGACATTGTCACAGCTTCAGATTCAGAACTCTTGTATGACAACCAGGGTGCTACTCCTAATACATCTGCCCCGGGTGCTGACAGATATCGCATTCGCATGACACTAGCATTAGATACTGAAGTTGACTCGGATCAAAACTTTGTATATTATTGTAGAGTGCGAAACGGTGTAGTATTTGACACAGTAACTGGAAATGATGCTTATTCAAAAATTGAAGATAGATTGGCAACACGAACTAAAGACATCAATGGCGATTTCTTTATAAATCCATTTATTATAAATTACGAACCTGACTCTGATGATGACATTTTACAAGCCGTAGTATCTTCTGGCCTTGCGTATGTTAATGGTTATAGAGTGGAGAAAACCTTTCCGACACGTCTCAGAGTTGCAAAGGCTAGAGATACTATTATCAAAAATAACGAAGTGGTTGCAGCCTCATATGGCAACTATATTACTGTTACAGACTTAGTTGGTCTTCCAAACATTAATGTGTTTCAACAAAGGAATCTTAGGTCAGCTGTAGGCCATGGCGGATCTACTATTGGTACATGTAGAATTCGCTCTGTTGAAGAAGACGGAGCATATTACCGTTATTATATTTTTGACATTTCAATGAATGCTGGTCAATCTTTTGCTGACGTAAAGTCAATCGGCGGTAACGCGTTTGACTATGCCAACCTAGTATTAGAAAGCGGCAGCGCAGTACTAAATGACGTAGGTGGTAATAATCTATTCTTTGGATTACCTAACCCAAGACCTAAAACATTATCTGATATATCGCTAGAGGTATATCGTTCATTTAACGCTTCGCTTGACCCGAGTGGTGCTGCGACTCTTACTCTTACCGCTACCGGAGAAACCTTTGGTAGTGTAAACGAATGGGTAGTTTCTGTTGATTCCGATGGGGCAATTATTTCTCCTACAATTAGTGGGGCTGGAACTCAGGCTGCTACAATTAGTGGTGGTCCAACAAACTCAAATATTGAAATCATTGCTAAGGTTAATAAATCATCAGGTAGTGTTCGCACTAAAACTCTAGTCGAAACTACGATTACAAAACAAGTAGAATCTGATGGTACTGGTACTGCATTCATTAAACTAGATAAACCGGATTTGTTTAAACTAGATAGATTGCGCGATTCTGATTCTGACGGCGCTGATAGACTAAGCGACTTTATTGTTGATAACGGCCAGAGAGATAACTGGTATGGTCCAGCAAGACTAATTCTTAAGGGTGATAAAGCCGCTCCAAGTGGAAACGTTTTTGCTCGGTTTAGATATTTTACGCACGGCGCATCAGGCGATTTCTTTGCTGTTAACTCTTATACCGGCCAGGTGAATTTTTCAGATATTCCATCTCATACGTTAAACGATGGTTCGGTTATTCCTTTAACTGACGTGCTTGATTTTAGACCACGTAAAACTGATAGAGATTCGGACTTTACTGGTGGTACTGCTCGTATTAACGAAATACCTACAAACACAGATCTTATTACACTTGATGCTGAATATTATCTTCCACGATTTGATAAAATAGTACTTGATCAAGATGGCAATATTAAGGTAGTACAAGGTAACTCAGCACTTGAACCACAGTTTCCTGAAATTCCAAATGGCGACTTGCTACTAACAGATGTCAAACTAGAGAGCTTTACTAAAAGCGATTCTGACTTGGGTCTTGCTCCTCACGAAACAAAACTATATAACATGGACGATATTGGTAGTATTTCATCTAAATTAGATGCGCTTTATGACTTGACAGCACTATCACTTATTGAAACTGGTCTATCTAATTTTGCGGTGTTCGACTCAACTGGAAATGATAGAACTAAATCTGGATTCTTAGTTGATGGATTTAAAGATCAACTAGGTTCTAGCTTTAATAATATTGAATATAGAGCATCTATCGATCCACAAAACGAAATACTTAGACCTACGTTTAGCGAAGAAGCTATTCGCCTAATCTACGACTCTGATCTTTCTACTAACACTATTCTTAAAGGTGATAACGTCTATAAGAAATTTAATCATGTAGAATACATCAATCAGCCGCAAGTATCTGGTGTTATGAACATTAACCCATTTGCAGTTATAACAAATCTAGGAGCTCTTGAACTTTCTCCTTCATCAGACGAATGGAGAGAAACAAGACAAGCAGCTGATGTTATAACTGGTGGTGGTACAGTAAATGCATTTAGCGGAAATCAATCTCAGCTGTTTAATAACTCACAATGGAATTGGGCTGGATCAACAGTCGGTTCATCTAGGTCGAGTGTCATTGGCTCTTCATCATCTTCCAATGTAAGTTTTCAAAGGCAGAATTCTGGTATTGTCTCAAACGTTGGTAACTGGAGAGGTTCATGGGATAGAACTAATACTGTAGTAACTAGATCAACCACCACAACAAGTGCTACTGCTAGAGTAAGCTCATTCTCTACAATACGAAGCGTTGTAGGTAATAGAGTTATTGATGTTGCAATGATACCGTTTATGAGATCTCGAAGAGTTAGTTTTAAATGTCAAGGCATGAAACCTAACACTAGAGTATTCCCATTCTTTGATGGCGTTAGTGTAGATAACTGGGTAAAATCAGATACGTTTACCAGAATTGCTACAACTAATAATGAAGTTGGCAATAGGTATAATAGAAACACTGGACACCCGGATGGGGCTACTTCTCTATTTACAAATGCTGAAGGCGTTGTAGAAGGTGAATTTTTTATTCAAAGTGGAGTATTTAGAACTGGTACAAGAGAGCTTAAACTTCTTGATATTTCGGTCGATAACGAAAATGATGCAACATCTGTAGCGGTAGCTGCATTTGCTTCAACCGGAGTATTAGAAACACGTCAGCGTACCATTCAAACTACTCGTGTTAGAAATATCGTAACTGGTACTACAAGTAGCAGTTCTTCTTCAAGTACAACTCGAGCCGGCCAAGCTAATATTAATATTTGGAATGTAGTAACTGGAGAACGCCGTGTTAACGGTGTCGTTACTACTCCTCCACGAACTGTACGGCAAATAGATCCATTAGCTCAGTCGTTCTTTGTTCCAGATCAAGATGGTGTTTTCTTAAGTAAGGTTGAAGTTTTCTTCAAAACCAAAGATGATACTATTCCAGTACAATTGCAAATACGACCAATGATTCAAGGTCACCCAGCTTCTACTGATGTTGTTCCTGGTTCAATTGTATTTAAATCGCCATCTTCTATATCTACAAGCGCTAATGCATCTGTTGCGACTACGTTTGAATTTGATGAGCCGGTATTCCTAATGCCATATGAAGAATATGCTATAGTTCTTATTGCAGAGACAGACAACTATAATGTCTATGTAGCAGAAACTGAGCAGTTTGTTTTAGGTTCTACCGAAAAACGAATTACTTCACAGCCTACTCTTGGTTCTTTGTTTAAATCACAAAATGCTACTACATGGTCTGCGGATCAAACAAGAGATATGATGTTTAAATTATTTAGGGCGGACTTTAGTACTGCAGCTTCAAGTGCTGTTTTACGAAACGCAAATGTTCCTAATAGATTACTAGACACAGATCCTATTGTAACTACATCTGGTAAAACACGTATGGTCATGTCGCACGATGATCACGGGATGCAGGTAGGAGATACTGTTAAAATCTTAGGATTAGATTCTTCGCAAACATACGCTGGAATAAATGCCACATCTATTATCGGTAATAGAGTTATCGATAGCGCTGATAATAATACATTTACGTTTGATGCTGATTCTGCTGCTAGTACATCAGTATCACTTGGCGGATTGCTTATGTCTAGTTCTCAGAACTATTCGTTTGAAAGTGTATTTCCATATATTGAAACTAACATTCCGCAATCTACTGCAATTCAGGTAAGCGGTAGATTTACTTCAGGCAAATCGATTGCTGGAAATGAAACTCCGTATAGTAAAGATACTACATATGTAAATCTTGTACTAAAAGAAAATAACTTTCTTAGTGCTCCAGCCCTAGTAGCCAATTCTACTATAGAAACTGCTAACTTGCCTGCAGGAGAAAAATCAACTGATATTAAAGTTGATATGCAATCTTCTTCACAATTTGTTAGTCCTGTACTTGATATGCAAAGAGCATCGTTATGGTTAACACATAACAAAATCGATAATCAAGATTCTAGCGGATCAAGCTTAACTAACATTAATACTCCTATTAATTTTGTTCCCGAGACCGATAAAACTGGTGGTACTTCACTATCTAAACATATCACACGACCGGTTACTCTTGCAGCTAGCGCGCTTGGATTAAAAATTATCCTTGCTGCTAATAGATCTTCTGTTGCGGATTTTGACGTATATTACAAAGTTATTAGTGACGATGCTACGTTCGATGAAGTAAATTGGGTAGA